AGATGCAATGGTCAACTTCCTGTTAGGGAAGAAGGGCCTAGCGATCAAAAGACCGGCTGAGACCAGTTGCAACGCCATGAGAGCCTTTGGAGCTCTTTTGGACTGCAGTGAAGAATGTACGGATTCAATAGTCATATTAAGACTCCTGAGCGTACATCTTCTTAATGCCAGCGTTTGTTGACGCAGTCAACATGCCGAAAAGGCATGAAGTCTGGTCAACCACGTCAGTCTCGGAGAAGCCCGTAAGGGGCCTATCCCAGACAACATACACAGCGCTATTAGTATCAAGGATGCTATTAGCGTCGGTGTCGATGTTCCGATCGAGTCTAGCCATCGATCTCACTCGATTTTTCGATGTGAGATGGGATAGAGTAACGATCAGAGAACCATCTGATTTCCTATAAATGGATTTAGTTCCACTTGTGGAAATGCGTGGTAACGTCTGAGCAACTGTCGCGTATGTCACATTTGCGATAGGATCGGCAAATGCCATGTGGTTAACCTCCTAAAGTAAACGGAGTTAAAGCCACCCGGCGCGCTAGTTTCCGAAGCTAGCTACGCTGATCTAAGGAGTGACTGAATCATACAAGCAATGATGGGAAAACTATCTCGAGAACTTAACGTTACCCGAGAGCCCAAGAGCTGCGAGTATGGACCATTGGGTGGCTGAAAGATCGCCACCAAGGACAAAACCATAAGGACTAAATCCACTCTGCCTCTGCTTGACATCGATTGATCGTTGGCAAGTCAGAGTTGTTGCACCTTGTGGGAAGAAATAAGTATGAAAACTTCTTATCTTCCGAACATGATGGTGCATCAAGTAGATATATTTAGTCACCATACCGTCGATAGTTTGAGCATCGTTGGCTTCGATTATTCGGCCAACGTTACTAAACCAGTCAACGGCCCATGACCAAGGAATAGCCTTCCACACGTGATACGGAGTCAATCGAAGGCCGGACGCCGTCAAATGACGGTTTACGGCAGCAACCGTAGACCCGTAATAGGGTAGGTTGATATCGAACTCCGGTCTATAGAACTTGAACGCGCCCTCGGCCCAGCAGAGTGTGGTCTCCTCAGACCAGTACTCGCTAACGCCGTTGCACAAATTCCCGTCTATAGACTTAACCGAACACATCTGAGCGAGTTCAGGCTCACACCCAACGGAGTAAGCCTTCCCGATCTTTTTGTTCGTCGTCACGTTAAAGAGAGTCCCTTTCCGTTTCAACCAAGTATTATTACCTTGAGTAATATCATCAAGGTATTGCTTGGAAAACAGGAGATAGTCGGTCAAAGCCGCTATATCCTTACAGAACGGAATCCATCCAAATTGGACGTTGAGATAGTCTTTTGACACCCTATCGGGCATCAAAATTGAATTACGAGCAAATACCGATCCGACCTCTTGGACATAAAGGTCCTTGAAAAACCGGGCGGTTTGCCGCAACTGGTCAGGAACGTCTTTGAATTCATACAAGGCGTTGATGGCCGAGACTTTCTCTACTTTAGGCATTATAGATGTAAATGCCTGGGACTCGAAGCCACTCGTATCATCGACGAAAGAGTTAGCCTTCAGATTTGGAGATCCACCTGACTGATAAACAGCAGGGGAAATCGGATCGAAGAAGGTGACAGGGTTATAACCTAACCCACCAGTATACGTATACTTCGTAGAACCGAAAGTAGCCGTAATGGTACCCGACGCTTGAG